TGCCCCAAACCCACCACATCCTTCAAACCATTACATGCTTTCCGCGACCAGGTTCTGAAGTATATAACTTCTCCTCCTGTATGGACTTACGATGAGTTTGTCCAAAGCTATACAGGATCGAAAAGGAAGCGCTATCAGACCGCTGTCAACAACTTGATGTCTGGCGGCATCAAGAAGCATTATGGGTTCTGGAAGACGTTTATTAAGGCTGAGTTTTATGATGGTACAGCCAAACATGACCCATGCCCTCGACTAATCCAACCACGCAGTTATGAGTATAACGTATTGGTTGGTTGTTTCTTACGACCGTTGGAGAAGTTGATCTACAAGGCCATTGACAAGGTCTTTGGCCACCATGTGGTCCTTAAATGTGATAATCCATGGCAGCGAGCTGAGACCATCAAAGCACATTGGGACGCTATCCCTAATTGTTGCTATGTAGGCTTTGACGCATCGCGCTTCGATCAACACATTTCAAGACAGGCTCTAGAGTTTGAGCATTCATGGTACCTCAAGGTGTATCGTAATGCAGCGGATCTTATGCAGTATCTCTCGTGGCAGATTAAAAACCGAGGGTATGCTAATTTTGCTGACGGCGCATTACGCTATGATGTTGAGGGTTGTAGAGGATCAGGTGATATGAACACCGCTCTCGGCAATGTCATCATTATGTGCAGTCTGAGTCATGCATACTTGGAAACACTAGGTGTGCCTTACAGATTCATTGATGATGGTGACGATTGTGGGGTGTTCATTTCCAGAGAAAACTTACATCTCTTGGATACTTTACCTGACCATCATTTACAGTATGGTTTTGAAATGACTGTGGAACCTCCCTCTTTTGAACTGGAGGAGGTCGAATTTTGCCAGTCGAAACCCATCCATTGTGGTAACAACAATTGGATGATGGTGAGAAACATCCACAAGATCCTCAAACAGGACGCGCTAAGCATAACATCTCGTGATTTCGCTACCTACAACGAGATCATGTATGCCACTGCTGTGTGCGGCCTTGCCTTATATGAAGGTATGCCTGTTCTTGACCAGTTTTACAGAAGCTTCCTGCGATGTGAGGTGAGAGCTGATGTTGTTGAGAGGGTTCTCAGCGACATGTTTACTGGACATAGAACATGGCGATCTTTTGCATCATCAAGCCGGGATTTTACCATTGACGTGACGGAGGCCCGTTTCTCGTTGTGGAAGGCTTTTGGCATTTTGCCTGATGAGCAGGAGATGCTGGAGGATGAATTACGGGCCATAAGTCTCGACAACCAAGTTTACCAGCCACTATTCTCTGACTCCCAATCTACCGTGCAGTACTATCTTACAGAATGATTTCGTCAACCATGACTCCAAAGCAAATCAATGCAGCGCTTACTAGATATAAGCGCGCGTTGGAAGACCCTCCACAACCGCCGGCTAAGCGCAGGCGGGTTAAGGGCAAGAAGAAACAGGGAACCACAACAATCGCAAGTCAAATGGATCTCACTCGCTCCTTCCAAGCATCTCCGGCATTAAAGATGACCCGAGGACCAACAGATGCTGTCCGTGTTCGTAACCAAGAAGCCACCACAATAACGCTTCAGGGGGCTACTACTACCCCCTTTGTAGGCAGAAATTTCTTTCGTGTTGCAGCAGGTCCGAGTACGACCATTTCATGGTTACCGACCATTGCTAAACAGTATTCAATGTACAGGTTTCGATCTGTTAAGATCCGGTACATTCCTTCTGTTGGCACAACCGAAAGTGGTTCTCTTGCTATGGGGTTCTTTCCTGATGCTGAAGAAGCAAGTTTCTTCTTTAGTTCAGGATCTGGGACAGGAACATTGGCCCAGCTGTCTCAATGCCGAAAGTATGCCCAAGGACCTCTCTATAGCGATTTAGAGATCACATTGACTCCTCAAGATTTCGCTCTGGATTGGTATTATGTGGACCCTAACCCCACTTCAATTTCTGAGAGTCGATTGACTGTCGCAGGAGCGTTGGGACTATTAACCACCTCCAATGCGACTCTTCTGAATTCCCAGGTCGGGACTTTGTACATCGAATACGATGTTGAACTTAAGTTTCCCGTCACCACTAATCCTGACCTTTCATGATAGTAATGACATTACGTTGATAGATAGGTTGTAGTATTTGATAGTTAGTTGATGTATATAGTGTTGTTTGTTGTCGATTCTATGGTTGGTCACCTAATGTGTCCTAAGCGTAACGGCCAGGGTGGCTCCCTGCGCTTCCGTCAATATGCGAGGTGGAGCTATGGTGTGGTTCTCATTGAAGCCATGCATGGAAACATGCATTAAAATTGATTGATGTCTCCTAAAATCCGCGCCAGCGGTGGGGTGGAGACACCAAACATTCGTTACAAACATTCCTGAAGTCAACAGCTTCAGGCCCCCTCGTCAATATGCGAGGTGGAG